GTAGGGTAAAGCAAAGAAGTTCCAATGATAAGGAACATGGCAGCAAATAGGCGGGGAAGCCTCACTATGTTGGCCTTTCGATTATTTAATTTTTATCAGCAATTAAAATAAACAAATCATCAATCCGCTTTTCTAAACGCGTAATTGAATCTTTCATCGAACTGCCTCCGTTGGGCTTTAGTTCGGCAAGATAAGATTTAACCATCCATCTGACTGCACCAGCCAATGCCCCTAGAAGGGAGCAGAAAGCTAGGGCAGTAACAATATAAGCAGATGGATTCATTGGTCAGCACCTTACGGTTGTAGTGTTTAGTTAAGAGGTATTTCCATAAAAGAGAGAACGCCTGCACCAGCAGTACTAACTGCCCAAAGTTCATCGCCACCATTAATTTCAAGAATTATCTTGTCATTAATATCCATGTGAAGTCCTGTAGTTGTGGCAACTGAACGATCCCCAACATGGACTACCGCAGTATCACATTGAATGTGAACTCTACGACGCGCTCCTGTAGCAGATATGAACAGAGTAGGACTTGTTGCTGCTGTTATTTTGGCTGTACGCATTTACTGCTCCTTAGATGACGAGTGTTGTTGCTTCTTCTTCTGTAAGTGATGTTCCTGATACTAGCTTTGCTTTAGCAGATGCCTTTAGATCAGCAAGTGCTTGTGCGGCTGCCTCTTTAGCAACACGCTCTGCCTCAGCGTTAGCCGCATCTACTTCGCGTTGTGCCAATTCCTCACCAGTCAATGGCACTTCTGCCACTACACCAGTTGAGCAATCTACGATTACTTTAGTTAATACTTCTGACATTAGATTTCTCCTAGTTTGATTTGATGGTCAGGGTTATTGCAAATCCATAGCGCCGTTGTTTCATCTAGTACTGCTTCATCGTGGCACTTAGGCGGTACAAAAGCATCTAGGTCAGGCCAATAAGAAAACCCGATACCTGCAAAGTTCTTGCGGATATTGCCGTTGTAACTTGTCTTGACCCAAGTACCGCCAAGTGAATTGAAAAATGCTTCGCCTTCATCGCCGTAGTTATTTCCTACTAATACGCGAAGGACTATGTTGTTGCTATCTATCTCTGCCCAATGACTCATATTGCATACCTCACTAAAATCATTCCGCTTCCACCATTACCACCAGTTGATGTTGGATTACTTCCTGCTCCACCACCTGAACCTGTATTTGCAGTTCCTGCCGTTCCTAGTGTCACACCTGCTCCACCACCACCGCCAGAACCGCCTGCGCCTTGTGCGCCAGCAGCACCGTTGTAAGCGTTACCGCCACCACCACCAGCGATATAATTAGATACACCCATTCCAACTGCTGTAAGTGCAGTTGTTAATGCACCCCAATTAGTTACTGATGTCGTACCAGCGCCACCAGCGCCAGCAGTTGCACCTGAACCTGCGCCACCAACTGCTCCAGCACCACCACCACCTGCTGCACCACCAGCGCCACCACCAGCACCACCATTATTACCTTGACCTGATGTAGCAGTACCACCTGCTGCTGAAGAAAATGATGCAGTACCACCACCTGAACCGCCAGCAGCACCAGCGGCAGTTCCGTTAGTAGCACCACCGCGTCCACCACCAACGGCAGCAGTTAAGGAAGCAAATGTAGAATTAGAACCATTAGAACCGTTAGAAGTATTACCTGTTCCGCCAGCACCAATAGTTGCTGTGTATCCAGTTCCGCTTGCAAATGATTGAGATGCAAAAGCAATAACACCACCAGCACCACCGCCACCACCAGTGTCACCAGAACCTGAACCGCCACCTGCTACTACAAGCACATCACAAGATAATGCCTTAGCAGGAGTAAATGTTCCTGATGACTTGAAAGCGTGGTACCAATAAGTACCGTCAGTCATAATGGTATCGCCACCTGTTGCGTATGGCTGGATGGCAGGGGTAGTGCCTAGTTTTGCTACGCCGTATAGGTAGAAGGTTGAGTATTGGACGAAGTTGCCCGAGTCGGCAAGTAGTGTCAGTGAAGTAATTGCAGATGTGCCAGTCCACTTTCCAGCAGTAAGACTGTCATACCCACCTGTAGCGTTGGTCTCAAATACCCCATCTATTGACACGCTTTTTTGAGACGATGATGTGTAATTAGGAACATACGCTTCATAAGAACCAAATGTGTTAGCGGTATCCGTAGTCCGCGAAGATGACCTGCTGTAAATAGAATTAAGATACGAGCCGCCTAGTGTTGCTTGATTCATACTACTGGCAGTAGTGCCATTTCCTTCTACAAGAGTCCAAGTATAATTCGCACCAGCATCGCTATTGAATCGCAATAGAACCCCAGTATAATCAGCCCGCAGACTCGCAACAATTTTCAAATCAGTGTACCCAGTCTGTGGGATTCCTGAGAAAGTTACGCTACTTGCTCCTGCTGCGCCGACTGTGATTTTCTCTAGTAAAACATAATTTGCTGTAGCCATAGTTATGCCGCCAATATTCCGTAGAGTGAGAAGGTAGAGCCAGATACAAAAGTAGTTGCTCCGCAAGAAACATTGATTGTTGTGATTGCACTAGTGCTTCTCCATAAATTAACCGCTGCATTGACTTCGCCATCAGATGTTCTTGCTCCTGCGTATCTCATCAATATAGTTTTATAAGTTGTTGTATTAGCATAGTTCATAAAATGTGCAATAGATGTAGTAGGAATTGTTGCAGATGTTCCTGTGGAATACCCGCCTAAAAATGCTTTGGTATAACTAGACAATGCCCCTGATGATGCAGTAGAGCCATCTCCACTTAGTCTTGTCCAACTGTAATTTGTTGCACTATCACTATTTACATTTGCATAAATAGTTTGATTTCCGCTAGTAGTTGTAACAGTGGATATTAAAACCAAATCCGTATAAGTGCTAGGAATTGATGAGAAGGTAACTGAGGCTGCTGCTGAGCCGAGTGTCTGTGTAGCGATTGAGACGTATGTATTTGCTGCGGCCATTGTTATGCTCCCTTTATGCCATACAAGGCAATTTGTGTGTTGGTTCCAAAGTTTCCACCACTATAAAAAGAAAAAGAAATAGAGTTAATTGCAGAGGTATTCATCCACAGTTCTGAAATCATCCAAATGTATCCTGAACCATTTCCGTCCCAACCAGATAAACTTCTAACTGTTGTATACTTGCTAGTATTGGCATAGTCTAAAACATCTATAACACCAGCAGCGTAAAATGTATTTGTATTATTGTTGCTTACACCAGAACCAGCAATTGAAAGAGAGTAACTATCAGCAAAAGCAGAAACGCCATTGCCATACAAACGGTGAGTTTTGTAATTTCCAGTATTTGAGTCACCATTGAATTGCATATTCAAAGGATTGTCTGTAGTACCAGCATTTGTATCTCTATTGATGTATCTAACTTGCAAATGAGTATAAGTGCTAGGGATAGAACTAAAGGTTATTGTTGCGTTGGAACCTGTACCAGTTGCCGTAGCAATAGAGTCATAGGCACCGCTAGGCGCCCAGAGATGGCCTGAGATTTGTGAGGCGTATATTCCTAAATTTGATGGACTCATTAGGCAAGATCGCCAATGACGTGCCAAGTATTTGCTGCAATCTTCTTCAGCGTTGCTGCTGAATACTGAACGCGCAACTTAGGTGATGCCGCAGTTCCTCCTGTCGAATAAACTGTGGTTGTTCCAGAAGTTGCCGCAGAAATTGTAACCTGACCAGCACCAATCTGAATGATGTCGATTGAGTCGCCAACGTTGAAGTTAGTGGTTGCATCAGTTGGGATTGAATAAGTCTGAGCAGAAGCATTTGAAGCTGTAACATACTTACCTTCATCGGTTAGAACAAATGTATAAGTTGTTCCAGTCTGAGCGTTGATTGTCTGTGTGATAACTGGGTTTGTCAAAGTCTTGGCAGATAGAGTCTGAGTATCAGTTGTTCCTACAAGAGCGCCAGTTAAACCATGGATGCCTGTTGTTCCAGCAGTTGAGTTAACGTGGGAGTTTGCTTCATCAAAGTCAATAGCAGTTGGAACTGGATAGATGATTGCGCCAGCAAGGTGAGAGGCAGCAGTTGTGTTGTCGTATCCGCGAGTAGTAAGAGTTACTACTGTTCCAGTACGAGAAGTGGCAAGAATCTTTTCTTCGCCAGCAAGACCTGGATCAATAACTAATGAATGGGAGCCAGTCGGCCAGTTAGTTGAATCAGTAAGAGTAAGGCTTGTCGCGCTATTAGTAATACCCGAAACAAGGGTCGTTGGAGTAGCTGCGCCTTTATATTCACGTCTTGCCATATTAACCTACTATCTCTCTTAGTTGGGCATAAAAAATACCCCGTGGGTTTCCTTGAACATCTATTGCCTCTGGAAGCCATTGATAATCATACATGACTACCTGAGAAACTGATTCGGAAACCTGTAAGGTAATGATATTTTGGTTTTTGTGGAGATTAATTAGATACTGCACTTCAGCAACAACATCAAATGCCCAATCCTTATCACCAGCGTTAATCATTGGGTGCAAGATAATTGGTACATCCCATTGGGAGCTGCGTACTGGGGCTGGGTATGAGCGAAGGGTATAACGTGAAAGTACTGGGCTAACTCCACCTGATGAGGTAAGGGTTAAAACTACTTGGAAGTTTTCTCCATTTAGTTGTCCGCATGGGAAAGCATGGGTTGGAGAGACACTATCAGGAAGAGAAGAAACCCCGATAGTGATATTAGAGTTATTATCTACATCTACATCAGACTGGTCAGCCACAATTCCAGCAGTAATAGAACCAACCAAAGGTTCATGCTTAATGTCTAGGAACATAGCAATTTTAGGATCAGAGATTCCATAGGAAATAACGCCAGTATTAATATAACCATCTGCCACTGCGCTTGTAGATTCAATATAAAGGCCAAGTCCATCTACGGTAAATATGCGTTTTGTGCCAAAGGTAGCAACAGAGCGCACAGTTCCAGTAACTGAGGTTGCACTACCTGTAGGGCGAACCATTAAGTCAGAGGCATAGGCTGGGGTTAATGATGAGGTGAAGTTAGTTAAATCCATACGGCCTAAGCCTGTGTACTCATCAAAGTTAGACCAACCAAACCATACAAATCGGTCTTGGCCTTCAAAACAATAAACAGGGTTATTAGATGCTGTTTCGTAATTTTTAGTAGAAGTCAATGAGCCGATTGTTAGTGAACCATCAGAATTGACAGAACAGAAACGATAACCTAAATCTGTACCAATAAGAATAAAACCAAGGTAGGCGCCAAGGGAACGAACAATCTCACCATCAGGTAACTCGGCAGCAACAATAGGTACATCAAGAGCAGTTCCATCAGCTTTGATTGCAGTTCGGTAGATAAGAGATTTATCTCCAGCATAACCAGCAGCATAAATCTGTGACTGACCACCGCAAATATCCACCCAAGTAAAGCTGCGGGCAGAAAGGTCAAGCAAAGCAGTAGGCAAAGCACCTGAAGTAGTTACGTTGTAAAGTTTGCCTCCACCAGCAGCCATGAGGCGAGACTTGGTAAAGCGAACTAAGTTAACAGTTCCAGTTGCATAAGAACTTACAGATGCTCCACCAGCAGTTCCAGAATAAATACCGTTAGTGTTATTAGCCGTGTAAACAGTATTGCCGTCTGTATCCATTGACAAAGGTGAGCCAGTCATGCCACTTACTGAAGTCCATGAACTTAAAGCACCAGATGAAAATTTAAGCGCAGTACCATCAATCATATAAACATAAGTTCCAGCAACCATACAAGCAAGGCCAGTATTACTTGTAGAAAGTACGTTAGTTGTATCGTTAAGAAGTTTTAATTGCCAAGGAGTCCAAGGGTCTATGCCATTGCTCCAACTGTATCTGCGTAATTCGCTATTAGAACGGTCTAAGTGAACTTGACCTGCACCAAAGTGCCATGAATCCTGTGATCTGCGCCAGAACTGTTCTGGAGAAATTGATTGTTCGCCAGGAGTATTGGAATTATCTGCTTGAGTTCTAAGTAAAGGTAGGGATGTTTCCTTAAATCTTGCTCCCCATACACCAATAGATGCTGGGTCCCATTGAATTTGGTAAGCATGTCCACCAATTGAAACTGGAAATGGATATGGAACTAAAGAACTAGAACTTGTACCAGCAAAGAAGGCTGGTGCTGGGTCGTAGTAATGACTCTTATACGAAACAATTTCGTTAGCCACTATTACCCCTTGAGATTTGGATAGAGTGCGTCTAGTCGGGCAGATTCAGCAGTAATGCGTTGTTGGCGAAGCATCTGCAAGTTACGAGATGATTGCATGATTGCTCCTGGTGGTACTTCACTAGCGCGACGTGTATCGCCTTGTGACTCTGTAAAGTTGCGCTTAATTTCACGACCAGCCATAAGACGGATTGCAGCTCCAATTGGAGGTAAGTCATAAGCACTTGCAAGCAAACCAGTTGAAGAAACATTAGCCACTGCTGTTGTAGGCATTGAGAAATACTTGCGGTAAACAACGCGAACATTGTAACCAGGATAAGCAGGTTCAAATAACTGCAATGACATTCCTGATGGGAATTGACTTGTAATTGCATTACGGTTCAAACGCCATCCAGCAGAGTTAATTCGTGGGTTATCCATTTGAGGTCCAGGAGTTAAATACTTAACTTCATAGATTGACAACATATCTTGAGCAACTGAACTTAAATCATAACCATTAACAATGGCATTGAAAGTAAGGTCAATAGTTCCAATTCCAAATAATCCAGATGAAGGAGATGAAAGGTCAGCAAGGTCAGAGTTAAGAGTTTTCCAAATTTCGTCATCTGTAAAACGTGGAGATACTCGAACAAGAGTTCCCGCTGCTGCGCTGGCATCTACTGAGCCATCATCGCCACCTGAAACAGTTGCAGTCTGACCGCTAACTGCCCAAACATAAAAGGTATTAGTCCCGATAGAAAGGCGAGCGCCTGGACGGATGCCGTCGGTAGCGTAAGAAAAAGTAAGTGTCGTTCCGCCAACGGTATATGGTTGGGCAAGTTTGTTACGGTTTTCAGCAAATCCATTCATTAAATAAGAACGAGTTGAATTGATCCAGTCATTACCTGTTGTCATAATTTCACCGCTGTCGTATTAGGGTTGTAAACGCTTGTACCTGTAATAGATTCAATGGCGTTAACTGTGGATTCAATCTTCTTTGCTTGTCCTGGCATTACCTTGCCCGATTCAACCTCAAAGCGAGTTTCAGCTTTGGCTGCTAACTCTGCTGAGCCGTCAATACGGGGCGGTTGCAGCCCTTGTGCGCGTAGTTCTTTGTATGCTGGCATATCTTTGCTCCAACGCTTCTCTCGCGCCTCTGTAGCGGCAGCAACAGGGCTTCGTGTGGGCATCCCTGATGAGCCAAAAGAAATTGTAGAAACCTTGCAAACAAAACAACCTTCAATATATTCGGTATGTTTTGCGTGGTTCATTGGCTCCCCTTGTTCAATAGGCAATGTTATCACCATAGCCAGCGGCAGTAAGTTGAACTGCTTCATCGGCTGTAATTTCGTAAGAGTGTCCACCGTAGTAAACCTTCTTAACTCCTGGGGTCGTTGCGGTTGCTGTCCATAAAGGAGGCTGTGATTCTGAAATAACGTTATTGGTATTAACCCACACATTGGCGCCTCTAGGAATCGAAGGTTTGAAATAAGCAAATGGGCGTTGCTGGTGTTTTGGGGTTGCTGGAGAAATAGTAGGAACAAACACCCGTGAAGGTGGAGTAAATGTTGGCATTTCGGCTCCAAACTAGAAAAGGTAAAGCGGGGGAGAGGCTAGAAAGGTATAAGAGCCTCTCCCCCTAACTCTAATTACTGACCGATTGAAGAACCTGACTCAATGCGATATAGAGCAGCTTGACGCAATACGCCGTAACCGACGAAGTGCTTCCAACCTACACCAGTGAAACGACGCAATGTGTCAATAACTGGTACATCTACGATCTGAGCTTGCTCGCCGTATCCGCCACCAGTTGAGAATGCCTTGGCTAGTGCCTGGCGACCCATTACGAGTGTTCCGTAAACGTCAACTGAAGCAGCAACAAGAGCAAGTGAAGTACCTGCATTACAAGTAGCAGTCTTTCCTGTGATGTCAACTGTGAAAATTGTTGTTGAAGTGATAGCAAGAACTGTGAACTGAGCATTGAAGCCAACCTGTGAAGTTGAACCTGTACCAGAAGTAGCAGTACCGCCTGAGATTGTTACTGTGTCACCAACTGCAAGCCCGTGAACTGCTGAAGATGTCAAAGAAGCAGTATTTGTAGATACTGTGATTGTTGAGATTGTCCATGTGTTTGTTCCGCCATCAGCAAAGAATGGTGCGCGTGGTGTTTCCATGAACTGTACGCCCTGGAAGTTACCGATTACGCCATTGTAGATACCTGATGGATCAGAGTAAACGTGTGGGTCTGACCAGTTTGTTCCACCAGTCGCGCCACGGAAATCGTATGAAGCATCTGGGTGGATTAGACCCTTGTACATACCATTGAATGTTGCTACGTTGTTCTTACGTAGGTTAGCAACTGCCTTGCGGACGTCGTTACCTGTAAGTGTGTTTGTCTTTGCAAGTCCAGCGCGTGTTGTGCCAGATGTGTAAGCAACGTTTGTTCCAGCGCCAGCAGCAGTACGAGCGATAGCATCTGTTGAGATACCAGCGTTCCAACCTACTACGTTAGCTGCAATTGGGTTAACTTCTAGGAATGCTGTAGCACCCAACTTTGAAGTCAATTGAACTGCGTTACCGTATTCAAGTGGTGTAACAGTTACATAAGAATCTGACATTGCTACTGGAGTAACGTCTGTAGTTTCTGTAAGTGCTGTTGATGCTTCTGCCAAATCTGAAGCAATTGTGAATGTTACTGATGTACCGCGTGATGTTGCGTTAGTCGCTTGGATTTCTACGAGTGAATCGTAGTAAAGCTCTGGACGGAGTGCGTAGTAAGCAAGTTGCTCATACGCAGCCTTCGAGAGATCAAGCGAACTGACCTGTGTTAATGCCATGTCTTAGTTCTCTTTCGCTAAAGGGTTTAGACGAGTGAAACCCACCCGCCAGGTTGTTCATTTGAGATGGCGACTCCATTAGCTTGAAGAATCTTGTAGATGTCCTCTGGTGTGTTATTAGGGTTTCTGATTTCGTCAAGAACGCTGGTTGTGACGCTTCCGCCTGAACCAGTAGAGGCTTGTGAGACACGATCAATTGCCGCTAAATCATTAGCGACTTCAGTAGTTTGTGATGTGGCTATAAGGCCATATTCACCTGCTGCTGCTTTGATTGCTTCCACAGTAATTTCTCCGTCGTATGCTTTAACAAAAAGTTTACCTGTAGGTGAATCCAAATCAATTCCTGCTTTCATTAAAGCAAGTTCGCGTTTGGCTGTTTGGGCTTCGAGTTTAGCTTCATCAGCTTCCTTCTTAGCGCGCTTGCCTTCTTTCGCATCTTGTTCTAATTTCCGCACAAACTGGCGAGAATTTCTATCAGGCTCACCCGATTCTGCATCAGTTGAGTCTAAAATTTCTTCGTCGTCGTAGTCGTAATCTGCCATTTTATTTCTCCAAATTCCGTTTCGCGTGCCTACCTTGGAGGGTGGCACGGCGGGGCTAGTAGTGCATTAACGGGTCGTAACCCAGAGACGACACCACATAGCCAAATGTGGGGCAACTCCCATCGTGATGTCTAAGCCATTTCACACGGTATGGCAACACTACGGACCCAAAGGTCAACGCTCGCGGACAACAAAATCATAGACATACTGAAGGGGTTTGTCTAGTTAAACTGGGTTTGAACTTAATCCAGTTATTCCTGCTTGCGTTGCGGCAAACTGTCCACCTTGAGCATATTCAGCAAGTTTACTTTGTTTAGCCTTTTGAACTTTTGTAATTGCATCAGGGCTAGTTGCAAATTGAGCATTGATGAGGTCTTGGGTGGTAACTGTCTCAGCAGGGTTAGCGCCAGGAAGTGCTTGACTATATTGACCCATTTGAGCAACATTAGTAAAGCCTTGTTGTGCTTGGGCTTGCGTAACTCCAGCATTGGCAAGTGATGTTGCTTCAGCTTGAGTAATATCTTTTGCTGCAATACCCGCTGCAAATGCTGCTCCACCAATTTTAACTGCTTCTGCTTGTTGCTGGATTAAAGGCAAAGCCATAGTAGGGTCTGCTGCCCAAGCCATAAGATGTCCAGAGTCCAAACCAAATACATCCTTAGCGTATTTAGTCACACTTGGATCAAGAGACATTACGGTATCTTGAATAGCAATAAGTCTTTTTTGAAGATCAACTATATTGACATGGTTAGTCATAAGACTTCCAAGATATTCAGGGGTATCAAATATCCCTGGTGGCATGTTGTATTGCTTTAGTAATTCTTTATCTGCTGCTACTTTATCAAGATATTGACCTTCTGTTATACCTTCACCCATTTTGTTGAGTTCTGCCATAGCAGGAAAAACCTTTTTGTAATCAGCACTAGCACGAATACCTTGAGTTGGGTCATCCATGATGGCATTAAAATCATAACCTTTATTCCACATAGCCCACGCACTTGCAGAAAGAGAACCTAGTCCAGCAGCTTTAAGAGCATCTGTAACAATTTGTAATGCTCCTGGGTTTGCGTTAATACTTCCACCAGCAACTACTGGAGCTACATAACCAGGGTCACCTGGCTTTAATACATAACCAGGATCACCATATTGCAAAACATAACCAGGGTCGCCATATTTTAATACTGCACCGCCCCCACCACCGCCACCACCACCGCCGCCACCACCGCCGCCTCCAGCAGGTGGCAATTTGTAAAGTTGCCATTGACCAGTATTTGTTCCACCAATCCAGGCATATTCATATCCAGCAGGTGCTTCTGGTTTATTGCTTTTATCTAATAATGGGTTTGCTTTGATAGACGTTGCTCGTTCTGCTGCTTTGGCTGCATTTACACGGGCAAGAAATTGAGTATTTGTTTCGGTAGGAAGTTTAGTCAATTCAGAAGAAGAAAGCCCAACCTGTGCTTCTAATCCAGTAGCGGCAACAGGTGCAGGTACATCCGCTGTTCTTGCCGCTGCCGCTGCCTTAGCACGCTTTGATGCGGCTAATTCGCTTGGCTCTAAGCCCAATGGATTGTCTGGTGCTGTTGCTGCCCTTGCTGCTGCTTGCTTAGCAAGTAAAGCATCCATTTGTGCATCAGTCATTGCCATTAGTAGGCCACCGTTCCTCGTCCAAAGACGCTCTTAATTTTAGCCGCTAAATCATAAGCAGAGTTCTTTGCTCCCATTGTCTGGTCATAACCATAGACAGGATTGCTTCGTACCTCTGCCAAAATTTCAGCATTGGAACGAGCAAGAGTCTCACCAGTCTTTGGGTCTTTAGTTGTGACTAAGTTTAACCATTTGCCACTAGGATCATTAAAATCAATTTGAGATGTTGGAATATCTAAGTTATTTGAAATAAGTGTTTTAGCAGGTGCAAACCAATCACTTGGAGTTATATGGTCAATGCTTCCAGACATAAAATGATAAAGACTTGATGCTTGACCTTTGAAATATGCAGTTACATCAGCAGCCGTTGCTTTGCCAGATTGAATAGCTTGACCCCATTTTTGCATGGTAGCTTCATCTAAACCAATCATATAATCAGCAGCAATACTTTTAACCTGATCTATTGCTGTAAGTGCAGTGCCACTCTTTGCGTTTTTAGCAATAAATTTACTACCGACAATCTCTTGAATACGTGGGTCAGTAGGCGCCCAACCTTTTAAGAAAATATCATTAATTAAATCTTGACGAGTTGAGGCATCAACTGGATTTCCCATTTGATTGATGTACTTATCAACCGCAGCAGTAGTTGCTTCTAATTGTGTTTTGTATTCGCCAGGTGCGGTAAAACTTAAATTAAATTTATCAGCTTGATTTGATGACCACAATTGGGTCATAGGCCAATTGTAAGTCTCAGCCTTTTGCTGATCTACAGTCGGTGGAAAACCTGCTGCTGATTCTCTAGCCCAATTGATAAGGGTTGCTTTCATCGCTGGGGTGAACTCAGGCGACATGTATGTCTGATAAATCCAAGGAGTCTGAGTTTTCATTTGCTCAATAATTTGAGCATCAGTCAAAGTTAACTTAGCAACAGCCGCTTTCTTTTTAGCAGCAATTTGTGCTGGTGTATCAGCCATTATTGATTACCTTTCGCGAGAGAACTAAACCATGCGCCCATGGCATTATTAAGTCCTTGGGCAGCCGCAGCTTTAGGGTCTGACTTACGTGCAAATTCTTCAGCAGCAACGGTGGGATCAGGTGCGCTTTGAACTTGCCTAAGTTGAATTGATGGAGCTGTTTGTGCCTGTGTCAAATTTTGAGCAAGTGTATTGCCTGCTGGCATTTCTGGTGCATTTTGTGCAGCAACGTAACCAGCATGACTAGTTGCCATACCCATTGGTGCTGCATTAGCCACTGGTGCAGCAGCAATCTTTGGAACTGCTGGTTGTGCTTGAGCAGCGTTTGCTCTAGCAACTGACATAACATCTGCTTGGAATGATTTAGCAAAAGCATCTACTTGTTTTTGTGTAGCGCTACCCAAAACATTTTGAAATGCTTTTTTGGCAATGTAATCAAGATCAAGTTTATTTGGAATAGTAACGTTTTGAATTTGAGAACGAACTCCATTACCGCCTAAAGAAATGGCTGCGTTTTCTTGTTGAGTAAGAAATGAACTTACTGGTGCTGCAACATTTGGGTCAGTATTAGTAATTGTTAATGCTTCCATAAATCGCTTTACACTTGCTGGGTCAGATGTTCCCCATGTGCCAAGGCTAGGCATTGTCTGCCCATAGTAATTTGAACGGTACATTGCATACTGAATCCCAGCCCAAGTCTGTGGGTCTTCAATTGCTGTGCGTTGTAAGGCTTTAACAAACTCATCTGCTGAAAGAGTAGATTTACCCCCAGTAATTTTAGGAGGAAGTCCCAACCCTTGGACATTAAACTTTGTAGCACTAATATCAATTTTGCCAACTGCGCTTGAACCTGTGCCGACGCTGCCGAAAATTGCCGCTATCTCTGCTGGGGTTAAGTTTTTAGCCATTATTGAATCCTTCCAACGGTCCGAATGTTCTCTCGTAATGTGTCTTGTAGAAATCGTTAAAGTTTGCATCTTTTCTAGCAAGTTGAATTGCTACTTGACGGAACCCATCCGTAATCATAACAAGTTTTGGCGGATCAATACTGTCTTTGGCTACAGCATCAGATACCTTTTTAGCAGCATCATCAAATGCTCGGTAAAGAGTTCCAAGTTGCTTATCACGGGCAGTAACTGCGCCTATGAAACGATTAGTCTCAGTAACTTTTTGCTGAGAAATAACAGCAGAAGCAGCATTGTCCCAAGCAGGGTACTTATAGTGAACTAACTGACCGATAGTAGCTTTGTTAATTGGCAATCCTCTAAGCCCAGTTTCAACTGGTATAAAGTCAGGCCAAACTTTTTTGCTATCTGGGTTCTTGTAGTTAAAATCTAAGATTGGGGTTAGTCCAACAATTAACTTTGTGCGGTAATCCCAAGCGGCTGTTTGTTGGGCTTGAACACCCATGCTCATATGCTGAATAGGGTTAAACATGCTCTCTCCAGAACCAATTCTTTCCTTGGCGCTGAGAACTGTTTTAATTGTAGTTTCTACTTGGCCTTCAAACATGTGGCCTTGAGATTGAGGTCCAAGGAATAAATCATTAAATTCTTTAACCATAGGGATATACTTTTTAAGAATAGTAAGGGTTGCATCATTTTTGGATTGCGCTCCATAGTGAATTGTTTTTGGACCTAGTACCGTCATTAAGTTATAGGCTCCTTGAATATATGGGGCGTTAATACCACCAAATCCACCAAGGCCAATGCCGTATTCAAGGGCATTCATAGCTTCGAGTTGTTTGATAAGTGGCATGTTTTCATCCATCCACTTCTTTAACTCTGGACCATTTAACTGATCGTAAAGATTTATCATGCCTGAAACTAGAAGTCGTTGTCCAGGGTGACTTAATAAGAACTTGCCAAACTGACGCATGACTGTTTTATTAAATGAAAATGGGAAGAAGACTGCGTTAAGTGAACGTTCGGCTGCTGTGCGCTCGCCATACCCCATAACATTTTCAATCTTTTGTGCAATTTCAGTATCACTGAAACCTTGCTTTGCTAGCCAATAGGTAGCCCATTGTTCAGAAGCAACTGGATTGTAAAGGTTGTAGAAATCTGCTTCTTTAACTACGCGTTCTGCATCATCGAGAAAAGCCGCCTTTGCAGCATCTTGTGGAAATATACGAGCATGGAGTTCTGCTGCTTGTTTAGCAATACCCATATCTTCCATTTTTGCTTCTGGGTATAGGACTGGTGGGATGTTTTCTGTAATACCTTTTGCAGCAGTCTTAAACATACGACGGAAAGCAAACACAATTGATTCTTGGTAACGCACACGACTACGAAGATTCATAAGACGAGAAGGAATAGCAGCAATAGACATAGCAGTTTTGCCAAGTTCCTTATTGCCAACATATAAACCTGAATAAAGAATATCTTCTAACTTAGCAATGCCACCAATCATTTCTGATGGGACATTAACGCGAGCCTTCCAAATTGCATGGATGGTATTGCGAGCTGATTGTTCATCCATAAATTTACTACCTTTAGGAAGACCCATAAGTTCAGCAACATTTTCTTCCATTGGGGAAGTAAGAATCTTCATTAAATCTTTATAGCCGATTTCACGCAAACCAAGTTCTGTACGCTTAGCGGTAACAATTTGATTCCATGCTTGTTCTTCAGTAACAGTTTTACCTGCTTCTTTTGCAAGAGCAATAATTTTTTGAATAGGAATATCATAATTTCCTGCTAAACGGCTACCTAGCATTACTGCCTGTTGCCCCGCAGTTAATTTAGTTGAAACTTCAGCTTTGTTACGGATGTATGTAAGCAGACGATCAGCATTAAAACTTGGAAGAACATCAATCTTTCCAGCATCAATTGCTGATTGAATTGATCTATGTGTTTCTACTGCTGTACGAGCTGAGATTGCTGCTGAAGTAGATAGACGTGGAGAGATACCTAACAAACGAGCAACTTTAGAAGTTGTCTTTAAGTCAGACATGCCCAAATCAGTAAATTGCGCTGCTTCATTAAATACATGCCCAATGTCTGTTCCAATAACTGGCTTGTACCCAGCAACTCTCATTTTTTCAATAAGGTCTTTAACTTCTTGTGGTGCATCGCGAACAATGTGCAAATCAAGTGCTAACCCATCAGCTTGTTTTTCAAACTCATCAAGAAGTATTGAAGCATCAGAGTCTGCAAATTTAGTTATATCTACGCCAAATTCATTAATAAGAGATTCTGCAATTTTAGTGCGCATCTTCTGGTAGGGAACTCCTTTAGGAGCATTGGCAAGTTCTTCTCTTAATTGATTTAACATTTTGTTAGCGCCTGTTTTAGTTAAAGTACTTAAACGCGCTAAACCAATAGAACCAAGAAGGTTTTTAACTTGTGCAGTTTCAGCAAACTGAGCATCAATTTTAGGATTTTTAATGCGTGTTACTTCGCCAGTTCCTTGGCCTAATGCAAGATCATATTCTTCTAATGCTTTTTGGTCAGCAATATCTTTTGCTGTTTCTTTGAAAGTTTTAATTGTTGCAGGAGAAATAAAATACTTAGACAAATCATTTTGAAGTAATGATTCCATGGCAACATTAGCTTGAAGTTTTTGGTTAAAACTAGAAGTTCCCTTGCGAGCCTTTGCCCCTGCGCGAACGTCTTCAGCAATACTTACACCAATGTCAGCAAAGCCCGTTTCCATAGCATTCTGATCTGCTACTAAAGTAGTGCGAGCAGCTTGAAGCAATCCATTTGGATTTGCAGCATCAGCATAAATTTGGTTATTTGCTGTTTTAGCCCATGCTTCTTTTTCTGGTGCGGACATGGCTGCCCATGTTCCATCAGTAAGCAATGGATTTTTTAATTCCCGAACTGCACGGTCAACTGACATTTGATTAATTTGTTGACCAATTTCTTTTAATACATCTAATTCAGAGCCATCATTAGCAATATGTTCTGCAACAATTGCATGATAATCGGCTTTTGGATTGGCTTTTTGCCATGCGCGTAATGCACCCATATCATCTAAAGCATTACGAAAAGCGTCAACAGTTTTTTTAGTATCCCCAAGTACTTCAGCAACAGCATTAGTTTTTCCTAATCCACTTACTGGGTTCATCTGCATAGAAAAAATATCAAGAGCGTGTGCTAAATAAGGGGCAATAGGAGCAGTTCCATAAACTGTAGTATCAAGAGTTCCCTGACGTCCACCAGTTTTACTTTCTGCTAAAGCAATCCCTTGTTCTTTTAACCCAGCACCCATAACTGCAAAACCTAATTTGTTTGCTGCGCGTACTACTGGAAGGCGAAGACGCTGTGCAATGGTATCTCTAACGGCAATTTGAATAGGGGCGCTCATTGCAACTACAGGAGTAATTGCGTGATCTACCCCCCAATAAATTTGTTTTAGTATTGGTTTGTTTAAGAATGCTTTACTTGAAACATTAAGAAGGCTTGGAGTTCCTGTTTTAGCACTTGCCGTAATTGAATTAAGAAGTGTGTATTTAGGTTTAACTACATCAGCAGCTAACTTACCTGTTTTTAACTCTGCTCCAGCAATTTTAATACCTTTTGCTAAACCACCCATCGGTAAAAATGTAAGAACTGTCATTAAATCTTCAAATGCTTGTTGTCCGCTTGCTGCTCGTTTTGCAAATTCTGCATTGCTTGTTCTGTTTTCTGGCTTTGCGCCAAATTGAGCAATTGCTCTACCTGCTCCTAAAAATGCGTCATTCTTAGCAATTGGATTTAGAATCATGCTTTGTCCTGAAACTACATCTCCAATTGCTTGAAGTGTTTCGCGGGGTAATGCTTTAACAATTTGAAGAACAACATTAGCATTACGGGATAAACTCAAGGCTCCTATAATATGTTGAACAGTTGATTTAGTTGGAGCATTTCCAGTGCCAGGTTTAGTCAAATTTGCATAGCGAGCTGCTGATGCTACTTGTGTCCATTCAGGACCCCAGATGCCAGTAACAGGTGTTCCCTTTGGGGCAAACCCTTGTTCAATTAAGTTCTGCTGAATCTTAGAAACATGATCTTCGTACAAAACTGTAGGAGCATGTCCAGTTAATGTAGTTGCAAGTTGTTGTGTTACTGAAGGCACACGCGCTTGCTGCGCGTCATAAAAGAAACTTTGTATTCCAGAAGCAGTATCGGCTGTTGCTTGCTTTATTTTGTCAGCAATAGCCAACATAACATTTTGCTGTTGACCTGAAGATGCAATTGCAACTTGAGAAGCAACATCCATCGTTCCATGACCTGCTGCATGTAAAGCATCAATGTTATTGGCAAGTTCTTGCGCAGGAGAAAGTGGAAGTGTTGGGTCTGAACTCATCTAGTAGCACCATTCGCAGCATTAGCATTAAGCCAATCGCGAGTTTTGGCTACTTCTGGTGATACATCAGAACCGAGTGAGTTTAGAAGTGCTGCTGCTTTAGTTGTAACTAAGGCATCAAATGTAGGTTGCATTGCTTCGCTTCCACCGCCACCAGCTTGTGTATCCATGCCATGAAATAAAGATTGGTTTTTATCTCCTGGTGCATTAAGTGGAGTTAAACCATCAAATGGGGAACCTATTTGTCCTTGTGGTGCAGATTGTCCTTGTGGTGCAGCAGATATAGGAGTTCCTGGATTAGCAATAGGCAATGCTTTTTGATCAGCAATCTGCGCACTTGCTGCTCCGTATGCTTGACCAGATACAGCTTGAGCTGCTATCTTTTGACCTGGTTGATTTTGTGGTTGAGCTGCTACAACATTTGCACCACGCAAATCAGCACGGTTTGCATAATTGCGACCAATTACGCCGTCTCTTGGACCGCCACGACCTCTAGCCATTATTTTCTACCGCCTAATGATGCTAAGAACGCCCCAACATCCTGTGGTGGTTGCTGCGCTGGTTGTTCTTGTGGTTGTTCAGC